GAGGAGGTCTTTCTGGGGGATATGGTAACGGTTATCAATACAAAAATGGGATTTCGGAAGCAGGCGAAGGTTATTTCCTATGAATGGGATTGCCTTCTGGAGCAGTACAATGAGGTGGAGCTGGGGGATTTCATTCCCACGCTTGCGGCATCCGTTACCAGTGGCGTGAAAAGCGGTTCGCTTGCGTCCTCTGCGTACATCAATGCGGCATCGGTTATGACACTGCTCCAACAGCATTTGAATGATTTTAACAATCCGCACCATGTTACAGCGACACAGGTGCAGAGTTGAGAAAGGGGATGACAGCATGGAAGCAATAGAAAAAATGGTGCAGGAGGCACTGGACAGCACGAAAAGCGCACACAAGCGCATTGACCGCATGGAGAAGCGGCAGGACAACCTTGACGGATTGACGAAGGCGTTTTCAGTTCTGCAGAACGAGCAGGAGCATATCAAAACAGATGTCGGGGAAATCAAGGACGATGTGAAGCAGCTGGTTTCCAAGCCGGCAAAGCGTTGGGATGGACTGATTGATAAGGCGATTGCGGTGGTTGTCGGTGCGGCAATCGGGTTCCTGCTGAATGGCGGCGGTTTATGATGAAAAAACGCAGAAGGATTCGTTTTAAAATCAATAACGATACCATGACAACGATTGTGGTTTTGTCCCTATCGTTTTGTGTGTGCGTTGTTGTTGTGGGTATTATCTTGGCGTGTTTCTGCGTTGACATTTCATCCATCGTATCGTCTGCGCTGTTGCTGTTCGGTACGGAATTAGGCATCTGTGGGCTGATGAAGCTGTACGATAAGGGCGTGGAGCAGGCAGAACGCAGAGCAGAGGAACGCAGGAAAAGAAGAATGAGCGTAAAGCAAGCGGAATGGGAGAGCAAGGAGGAATTGAGAGAAAATGAAAATGAATGAAGCGGCAAAAATCACAGTTCAAAATTTGCTGACAGTGAAATCCATCGTAACGATTATGCTTACGGTGGTTTTTTCGTATCTGGCAGTGGTGGGGCGCATCAGCGGAGAACAGTTTTTGACGATTTTTTCTGTGGTGGTGGCGTTCTACTTCGGTACACAGTACCAAAAGGGGAAGGAAGGTACAGAGGATGGGGAATGAAAAAAGACCGCGAGGGGCGGTCTTAATTCTTCTCAAAATCATAAATCAAATGATAACCCATTGCATTTAAAATTTTCTGTGCATCTTCAAAACTGAAATTTTTCTTGTTAATGAGCTTTGTAAATCCTTGAGGTGTAATTCCTAAGCTTTCTGCAATTTGGCGCTGAGATATTTTTTCTTCCAGCATGAGTTTTCTGATTTCAAGAATGATTTGCTCAGTGTTTTCGTAGATGATTGCCATTCGCAAGACCTCCTTTATATATAATTATAATATTGTTTTTATTATTAGTCAAATGAAAAGATATAAAAATAATAAAAAATATATTATAAAATGGTTGACAAGTAACCCTAAATGGGTTATAATAAAACCATAGAAAGGAGGTAAGCAAGTGAGCAAACAAAAGAAAAGCGGTAAGAAAGATATCCAACTCGAAACGATTATCCTACTTACCGCAATCACAAACCTCATAGAAGCACTGATAGAACTTATCAGAAAGCTAATATGAGAAAGGGGAGGGAAACCTCCCCTACCTATAAAATAAACTTTTGGATGCTCATTGTCAATATAAAGATGACAGAAAGGAGCGGCGTTATGGATATGTTGTATTTAGGTTTCAAGGTATTGCAGGCTGTGTTTTGTGTGATTGTAATTGTATACATTATCAAGAATTGGAATCGGTAAAGCAGAAGGGCAAGGAGGGATTACAACCAGAAAAAGACCGCAAAAGACGGTCTTAATCGGGAATGTATTCGATGATGTCATTGGGCTGACAATTCAGCAGCTTGCAAAGGGTTTCGATATTTTCCCAAGAGATAGGCTTTCCCTCTCGCAATTTTTGTACAGTGGATTCACTTAAAAGTTTATTTTTTCTGATTTGATATGTTGTGTAACCGACTTCTTTTAGAGCCGAAAGAACATCGAGCTTATAAAGTAACGGCATAGTATCACCTTCTTTCTTATGTTATATTGTAGCTGTTTTTGTGAACGAAAACAAGTGTACAATATTTACAAAAATATAAACTATAATTCGTGTACATTGCATATTGAATATGCACGAAAAATAGTGTATTATATAGACATAGAAAGGAGGTGACACGTTGGAGGGCAAAATAAAAGAGCTAATCAAGCTGGTGGAACAACTTGAAAAGCTCATGATTAGGATAATCTCATTGGTAGGATGGGCTTTAATCCTAATCAAACTCATTACATAGAGGGAGGGGCGAAAGCCCCAACCTTCTATCAGTAATAATACATGAAAAACTCCAACGGTGCAATATGAAAAAAGATATTTTTAAGCTAATGGTACATTTTATCTTTTTGATGGGCTTGGTTTTGGCACTGGTAACTTTGGTAAGCAAGATGATTTAAAGGGAGGTTTAAATATGCTGATTAAATTTGATGAAAAATATTTGACAATATCCTCTGAAATAACAAATTATGCAAAGCGTGAGGAAATGGAAAAAATTCAGCAGCTTTGCGGTGAAATTGTTGAAGTGATTAAGAGCGTTCGAGAAAGAAGGGTTGTGAAAGTATGAATAATTTACAGGTTTTTAACTACAACGGCAACGAGGTCAGAACCATACAGAAGGACGGCGAACCTTGGTGGGTGCTGAAAGATGTATGTGAGGTATTGGGTCTTAGTAGTCCACATAAGGTGTTTGATAGATTGGACGAGGACGAAAAGGGGCGGAATCAGATTCCCACCCCTGGGGGAGAGCAGGAAATGACGGTTATCAACGAAAGCGGCTTATACAATGTCATTCTCCGCAGTGACAAGCCAGAAGCAAAGCCTTTCAGAAAATGGGTTACATCTGAGGTACTGCCTTCTATCCGCAAGCATGGGGCATACATGACCCCCGAAACACTGGAGCAGGCAATTCTGAACCCCGATATGATGATTAAGCTGTGTACGGCTCTGAAGGATGAGCAGGACAAGAATAAGGCGTTGCAGGCGGTCAATTCTTCGCTGACGGTCGATAACCAGATTATGAAACCGAAAGCGGACTATTTCGACGAATTGGTTGACAGAAATCTGCTGACGAATTTCAGAGAAACGGCAAAGCAGTTGCAGGTCAAGGAAAAGGAGTTTATCAGATTCCTGCTGGAAAAGAAATTTATTTATCGGGACAAGAGAGGGAAGATTCAGCCTTATGCCGATAAAAACAACGGTCTGTTTGAAGTAAAGGAATTTTCCAATGAGAAAACGGGCTTTGCAAGCACGCAGACCTTGATTACCCCAAAAGGGAGAGAAACATTCAGATTGCTGTTTTTGAAGGCAAGCGCATAAGCAGAAAGAGCGTTCGAGAAATCGAGCGCTTTTTTATATATTTTTATATAAAAGAAAGAAGGAGGAAAGAACAATGTTTTTAATGGAAAATTGGTATTTGGTGGTTGCGTTGATGGCGGCCACTGGAATGGTCGGTGTGTGCATCGGGCGGTTTCTGAAAATGCCAACATCCGAGCAGAGGGAAAGGGTAAAGGAATGGCTGCTGTGGGCGGTCACGCAGGCAGAAGCGGAATTAGGCAGCGGCACAGGCAAGCTGAAGCTGCGGCAGACCTACGATTTATTTATCCAGCGATTTCCTGCATTGGCTATGGCGGTATCCTTCGATACCTTCTCCCTGTGGGTGGATGAGGCACTGGAGGAAATGCGAAAGCTGCTGAAGGAAAACAAAACGGTCAGAGAGCTTGTAAAGGGGTGAGTATATGGTGAAAAAAATGACAGGAAAAGAATTGGTAGCCTTCTGCCGTTCCAAAATCGGCACACCGTATGTCTACGGCATGAAGGGCAAGGTTATGACGGAGCAGAACTATAAATTTCTGAAAAACACCTACGGGAAAATGGTCTGGCTGAGTGACAGGGATAAAATCGGCAGGGTCTGCGTGGATTGCAGCGGTCTGATTTCTTGGGCGTGCGGCGTGACGCTCGGTTCGGGCCAGTGGAAGGCGAGGGCAACCAAAATCAACCCCATTTCCACCATTGAAAAAGCGCCCATCGGGGCGTTGGTCTGGATGCAGGGGCATATCGGGGTTTATACCGGGATGAAGAATGGACACCCGTATTATGTGGCGGCGGATGGCAGTGCCTACGGCGTGCGTGAGGTTCCCCTGCGGTGCAATAAATTCACGCATTGGCTGTTGGTCGAGGATGTGTTTCAATACGAAATGAGGGATGATGAAGTGGTAGAAAAATGCAAAATGATTATCAATGGCAAGGAACACACGGTTGAACGGATCCTGAAGGATGGGACAAATTATATCAAGATTCGGGATGTAGCGGAGGCTATCGGGTATGATGTTACCAGTAAAGGTAGCGTGGCTGTGCTGACGAAGAAATGATAAGTATACTTGCAATAATTCTATAGAATTTTGAAAGTTTAAGCGAAAATAAATAGAATTTGATTAAATTTAAATAGAATTTGATTAAAATTTTCACTGAAAAAGCCCCTCTTTCGAGGGGCAAATTTTTATTCCGCAAACAATTCTTTCCCAAGACCGGCGGTATATTTTGCACCTGCGGCAAAGCCTTTTTCTTCCGTCTCGGCAATCAAATTATTCAGCATTTCTTCTGCTGTGAAATAATCTTCCGCATTGAGCTTGCTTTTCAAAAATTCCTGCAATTCTTTCATCCTGCTCCCTCCTGTGTGATACTCCTGCATTTCTAGTTCTCTTTCGTGGCAGTAGCTGCGATATAAACCTTCGATTTTCTTCAT